GTATTTTTACACCGAAGGCGCGTGTGGGCAGACAGAGGCGGCGAGAAAGGCCGGCTTCAGCTTTCCTGCAGCCGCTGCGAGCAAAATGTTAAACGGGAAAGAGTTTCCAAACGTGACGCGAGCGGTGAGAGTCGCACAAGACGAGATGCGAGAGAAGTATGCGATCACGCCTGAGAAGACGGGCGGGATGCTGTGGAAGATCGCAGAGACCAGCTTCGAGAACGGCGCGTACAACGCAGCAGTAAGCGCGATCAAAGAGCTGAACCAGCTCGCAGGCTTGACGATCCACAGAAGCCAGAACCTCAACATCAATGCGAACATCGACCAGATGACCAAGGACGACATCAAGTCGCGGCTGAATCAACTGCTGGGCGTGCAAGAAGGGCTTGATCCGAAGGATCGGTGACAGGGGCGGAAAGAGGGGAAGGGCAAGCAACCTGCCCCAGCCCCTCCCCTTCTCCAGACCCCAAAATCGTCAAAAAAGCCAAAAATTGGCAAAAATGACTTAAATTATTGATTTTGTTGCAGTTTTTTGCAAAGGGTTGCAACTTTGCGCACACGCGAATGGGTCGCCCCGTGCTCACGGGAGTAACCATCCCTCTGCGTGACCCGCGCGCAAGACGCAAACAACGCGCAGGAGCGCCGTAGTGCGCGCCTGCCGCACAAGCAGCCGCAAGTAATGGGTCTCTATGGGTCCAGAAAACGGGCCTGAAATCGCGTGTACCGCGGACCCCCGCACCCCCCTGTGTGCGAGCGCGGCACTAGCGCATAGCTATAGCTGAGTTTGGTACATTCAGCTCGCAAAAAATCTCAACGGTAAATGGGAACCCCCAGCCCATCGGCTTGGGAGCGCCGATTGTCGGGGCGGGGCTGGAGATTCCGCAGTGGGTCGGTGTGGAAACGCTCACCGCCCGACTGGCGTTTCTACCACATTCCGTTAGTATCCGCGAATGGCCGATTCCAGATCGAAAGGCGCTGCGTTTGAGCGCGATGTTTGCAAGCGTCTCAACACGTTTTTCGTTGATGAGGGCATTGATCTGTCTGTGAAGCGTAATTTAGACCAGTATCAAGCCATGGCTGGTGGCACCTTACCGCTTGGTGGGATCAGGTTTGCGCTGCGTGTGGTGACAAGACACCCATATTGGTTTGGAAATTCAACAACAAACCGATCAGGGTCACGTTACCCCTACACGCCATAAATGAGCGTTTGCCGGCAAATAATTCCTCGATAGCGGTAATTACTTTCGAGACTTGGCTTGATATGCTCCGCCGAGACTTTGATTTCATGAGGCCAAACAGTGACATCGCGTGATATAGACATTTTTGAAGAAACGAGGCGCTCGATCCGCGACGATCAGACGCCGATGATGCCCACGGTGACGAATGAGCAGCCTATGTTTGAGATGCCGGGGGTGGATAAGGTTTTTACGCAGATTATGACCAGTCCTGACTTCCGCTCGATTGTGCGTGTTGAGGATGTACCTCCTGAAAACCTGCAGCAGTCGAAAAAAATATTTGAGTTTTTGATGAAACGCGACGGCATCGACCAAGCGGTTCAGTATTTAGTGGATACGTTCGGCAAGGCGACCATGTTTCCGATTGAGAGGAGTTTAGGGCCAGATCCTAGAACTCAGCGAGTGTCGGGGATGGAAGAAAGCCGCATGTCCTCTGGTATTGGCTCTTTAATGCAGTAGATGAACACCCGTGACGTAGACATTTTTGGCTACAGCCTCGGCGGTTCTGTCAGTGAGCTGATGAATCCGGTGAAGCTGGAGCTGCCGACGATTGAGGATGTGCGTCGTGCGGTAAGCATGATTGAGGCACCTGCTTTGAACGCTTTGGGTGTTCCAGACGAGGACATCGAATGGGCGGCTAATATCGGTGAAAAATATTATCCCGGTGAGGGTCTCGATGGTCGCGGTGATGCAGCCCGTCATCTTGCGTTGGGCGCTCTTCTATCGCGTACAACCGATCCTGAGTTGGCGCAGAAACTTGGTGATGCGAGAGAGATATTGGACCCTCGTGGGCGCGAGATGGATAAGTTCAATAATCGGATAGGTATGCAGCTTTCAGGCACCAACGAGGAGTTGGAGCGGCAGATCGTCAACATCATCGAATCGGGTGACGCGCAGTTTTACAATTTGGATGAGAGTATGCGCCGCCGTGGATATCAAGACGGTGGGATTGTGTCGCTTCAAGACTTTGGTATGCCCAGCTATGAAAATCCTGCGATTTTTGAAGACCCATTACGGCGATTGACGGAGCCGGTATCTGCAGATTTTGGACCGATACAACAGATTATTCCTGAAGAGGAAGGTCTTAGAGACGTTTTAGAGCGCAAGGTTGCTGGTGCTCTGGGTGATGACCGAAGGGATTTCAGGCGCGCTGAAAATTTGCTTTTAGCCAGCGAGTTTCTGCCGGTAGCTGGTGACGTTGGTCTGGGTGTAGACGTCTCTGATGCGTTTGAGCGCGGCGATACTTTAGAGGGCGGCATCATGGCGTTGCTCGGCGGATTGCCGCTAGTGGGCGGCATGGCACGACGAGGCGTAAAAGGGCTGCGACTCAGCGAAAAGTTCGATAGTGGGATACCAACAGAGGGTCAAGGTCACTCGATTCCTTCTGAATTGCTGGTAAAAGGGGCTGGAGAGAAAGCTGCAACGCCAGTTGTGCAAAAATTTACGCCTCAGAACACTCAAAAAGTGATGCAGAGCATCGATGAAGTCAAGATTCAGAACGCTCAGGCCATGGATACGCCAGAAAATTGGCTGAACATGGAAAATCAGGCGTTTGGTGGTGATTTTGTACCTATGCCTCCCTTAGAGGCGATAAATTACCGTAACAGTCCAGAATTATTGGCTGAAAAGCTCAAAAAGCTCACGCCAGAGCTGAAGGCTCAAGTAGACGAGGGTTTTGGTTACGTTCAACAGATTAAAAACATCTACAATTCGGGTCAAGCCGATCCTGAAATGACTGGGCGTTTGATGTTGTGGGGGATTTTGTCTCGGGGTGCTGGTCCCGCAGCACAAGAGGCAGCGTTTTTGGACGTTGTAGACGCCGCGAAACCCTACATCCAAAAAGCTGTGGCTGGTGAATTTACCCCACGCGACTTGGAAAACTGGAAAAAAGTAGCGAGCACATTTTTGCCCGAGGGTTCACCGGGGAAAAAGGTGACTATGAACGTCAATGAAGCAGGTCGGTTATTGCAAGCTCTGAGTCAGAGAACCGGACCTAACCAACAGACCGCTTTGGGTCGATTGCATGACTTGATGGCCAACCCAGAAGTAAGTGGTAGGCAGTTCCGTCGTGAGTTCTTTGAACTTACGGACAAGCCCGGCATCGATAACAAGGTTGTTAGCTTTATCGGCCTCGTTGGCGGCAAAGACGATATGTTGGTTATGGACCGCATACAGTCTAGGCACCTCTGGGACGATGGGAGATTCGGCGGCAAAAACATTTATGACGGCGTCCCTATGGGGCAGGCGAAAACTAAAGCCGGCCTCGCGAAAATACTTGGAGGTCCGCGAGGCATATTATTGACAGAGTCGCTCGAAGATGGTCTGAATGATTCTGTGCGTCAGGCTTACGAGATGGTTGGTCGGCCTCAAGATGCGAGCATAGGTCGAATGCATTGGGAGACTTGGGTCATTGAGGGTAACCAAGCTGTCTCTCATAGCACGTTGCAGTCCGTTCTCAGAGGCACTCCGATTGGGGGCGCAGTCACAGAGGGCAAGCGTGGCCAATTCGATTCGGGAGCCGTTTATCGCATGGGAGTGGCTGGCCCGATCATCGAATACCCGCTTTCTGATGGCACACAGGCTCGGATGACCCCAGAGCGATTTCAAGAATTTTTGAGTGTAGTAAAAAAGCCTAGGACTGGTATAGTTCCGAAACAATTCAAAGTCTCGCAGGCTACCGATAGACCGTGGTACGAAAGCGAAGGCGTAGATAGGGAAAAGTTAGATGAACTCGCAAGACAATACCAAGACGCAAACCCCGACGGAAGCCTTCGATCAGGCGCTCCGCGGGTTGTCAAAGGTGCAGACACCGTTTCTGAGCGAAGAGGAAACTTCCTCCGCGCTCTCAGAGTCAACCGAGCAGCCAGTAGGGTTCAGGGACGAGCTGATGGACGTGATCTTGAAGCAGAATCCCAAACTTACGCGAGAAAAGTTAGAACAACAGATGATGGAGTCAGGCTTCTAAGTTTTGAGCCATTTGAATCTGTAGCTAACGAGTTCGAGTACGCGGGGCTGAAAGCTCCGCGAATCAACCAAGTCCCCGCAGCCGAAAACGCAGTCGCTTATGAGCAAGCGATGCGAACTTCTTTACGCGACAAACCGACCGGCGCACAAGTTGAGATCAAAACACCTGAGGAGTTAAGCCAATCTCGACTTTTTCAGACTGAAGCCGGTAGTGGTTTTGCCATCAAATCAGATGGAGACATCGTTGCTGTTTACTCCTCTGACAACGAACCTCGTGGTGGCGCTTATGCGCTTTTAGAAGCGGCAGTCGAGGCTGGCGGGAGAAAA